ATGACTAAGAAAAACGTGGCCGCAGGCAAAAGAGCAAGAAAGCATCTGCTTGCGGCATACCATTTGTGCAGACAACGTCGAAAAGAAATTATCGATACTTGTCATTTAATTGAAAGAGGTGAGCTATAATGTCTATAACTACTGAGCTTGAAAGAACCAGCTTAGAAGCACACGTTGATCTATGCGCAATACGCTACGAAAATTTAGACAAACGTCTTAGCAATGTTGAAACAAAGTTAGACAAACTTTCTGAAGCAATTGACTCAGGAAATCAAAATATGTCTAAAGTTATTATAGGAGCAGCCGGCACTATTGTTGCAAGTTGCTTGTCTATAGTTGTAGTAATGTTAATGCAATAAGGAGAATATAATGAAGAAACCAAAAAAGACAAAGTCTAAAACAAAGACAAGAGGCGGACGTAAGTCATCTACAAGAGGCGGACGTAAGTCATCTACAAAACGATAAATGCCATAAAGGCATAAATAATTATGCAAAAAGAAAACTCTCAACGAGGTATGGGAACTCTTAACCAATAAAGCAAAGAGGTATAAAATGAACGAAGAAGAAAATTTGGCCACTGGAGCGCCAACTGCTGATACTAATGATTTCGCACAAGCAGAAACCCAGGAAGAAGTAAAGACATTCACCCAAGACGAACTTGACCGTATAGTTAAGGACAGGCTTGACAGAGAAAGAAAAAGGTTCGAAAAGAAGTTTGACGGAGTTGACGTTGAAAGATATCAACAACTAACAACTGCTGAAGAAAACGCTCGTTTAGAAGATCAAAAAAAACGTGGCGAATTTGAGCAAATATTAAAGTCTACTGTAGAGAAGAAAGATTCTACAATCCAGACATTGCAACAAGAACTGCAATCTATCAAAGTCGATGGAAGCCTATTAAACAGTGCTAGTGCTCGCAAGGCAATTAACCCCAAGCAAGTAGTATCATTGGTGAAAGATAGAGTTAGATTAGGTGAAACCGGAGAAGTTGAAGTTCTCGACGACACTGGTTCAATTAGATACACTGACAACGGAACAGCAATGTCTGTAGACGAGTTAGTTGCTGATTTTCTTAATTCTAATCAGCATTTCGTGCAAGCAGGCCCAAGTGGCAGCGGAACACAAAGTGTTGTAAGATCTGACAAAAATATGGGTAAAGTCAACGCTTCGAACTTAAATATGAATGACCCTGCTGATAGGGAAATTTATTCGAAAATGATGAAATCAAAAGGTATTAGAATTTAACAGGAGAATTATACCATGGCTAACGAAACAACTTCAACAACACTAGACGCTCTATTTTCAGACGTCCAACAAGCTGCATTATTCACAATGCAAGAAAGAGGATTTATGCGTCCTCTAGTTCGCAACTTTAACTTGCAAGGCCAACCAGGCAAGCAAGCAAAAGTAGGCATCTATCCAAAACTAGCAACAACTGCTTTAGTTTCTGGTGAAAATGTTGACGCAACTAACAACGCAATCACAGCAACTGAAAAACTATTTGATTGTGATGAAATTGCAGCACTTGTTACTCTAACTGACACAGCTCGTGATTCAGCAGATGACAACACAGCCGCAAGCATTGGTCGCATCTTAGGCGAAACAATGGCACTTAAAGTAGACGAAGATATTGCTGCTTTATTCTCAGGCTTCACAGAGTCCATCGGCGCAGCCGCAACTGAACTAACTGCTGACTTGATATTCCAAGCAGTAGCAATCCTACGTTCTAACTCAGTAATGGGTCCATACGTTGGTGTGTTCCACCCGAAGCAAACATACAACTTGAAAAAGCAACTTGCTAACGCAGGTTCTGCAAATGTTCCAAGTCTATCAGACGTAGGTAACCGTGCATTGAGCGAAGGCTTTATCGGACGTATTGCCGGTGTTGATCTTTATGAATCAGCAACAGTAACTGGTGCGGCAGCTAACGAATATTCAGGTGTTGTTATGGCAGCAGATGCAATTGCATACGCAGTTAAGAAAGACATCAGCTTAGAAACACAGCGTGACGCAAGTCTACGTGCAACTGAAATCGTAGGTTCTATGACATACGCAGTTGGTGAACTACAAGACGGACACGGCGTTGAAGTAGTTGCAGACGCAGTAATCTAAACTAAGTCTTCTTAGTATGGAAATGGAATAGGGCCTTCGGGCCCTATTTCTAATTCGCTCATTCCTTGTCAAAGCATAAATAACATTAGAGCGCGAGAAGGACTTGAGCTCAACCCCTATGTGAAGGACACGAAGGAGGCCAAATGGCTATATTTGCAACAATAAATGATGTCTTAGAATACGAACCAGACATCCAAAATTACGGTATTCACGACTTTAGTGATGCACTTTCTAAAGCACAAAATGATGTAGAGCGGTGGCTGAGAATTCAGTGGTGGCCTACTCAACAGATTGGTAGATTCGATATTACGATTATCGGAACGAATACAGAAATGGACCCTACTAAATTACAAGCGGCCCAACTGAAACGTGCTACAGTCTTTAATGCTTTATCCTATTACATATATCCACAACTTTCCAAGTTTGAGCCTGACTTAGATGTGTTCCAAATAAAAATGGAATACTATAAATCACGTTGGAGTGAAGAAATTGATTTAGTGATAAGAGATGGGGTTGAGTATGATTTGGATAGTGACGGCACAGTTACTGATATTGAAAAACAACCTGAATATTTCTTGCGCCTTAAGAGGTAAGCATTATGAGTTATAGAGAAGACTTTGCGGCAAATATAGTCGAAGTATTGACTAACATGGATGATCCTAAACCGGTGTTAGTTACTAGAGAGCCATTCGATGTTGAAAAACTTGCGATTTCGCAATTCCCAGCAATACTGATAAGCACCGGTAATGAAGAACGCATTGATCAATCAATGGGCATTCTGCGCACCGGAACTATTGAATACACACTCAGATGTTTTGTTAGAGGCGGACCTGACTTGGATCGTCTAAAAAATAACATGATTGAACGAGTTGAAGAAACATTAGATTTAGATCGCACTAGAGGATCTAATCTAGGTAAGGTCACTACACAAGTCTTAACAATTGAAGTGCCTGATAGATTGACACCACTTGCTGAAGCAGTGATAACAGTCCAAGTAAGATACTCATACAAGAAAGGGACAGTATAATGAACAAAATAAAGATAACAAAAAACGGCGAAGAGCAGTTAATTAAGCCTCGTCAGTTAAACCGTTTCTTAGACACTGGATGGTCAGTTGTCGAGAAAGAAGTCAGTAAAGTAGCCAAAGCAAAAGTTAAGGCCTCTGCTGAAATCATAGTGGAGGATGAAACCTCTCTAAAGGAGGAAGATTCCTCTATGTCAAATCATGCAAATGAAGGAGAAGAGTGATGGCAGTATATGAAGGTTCCAACGGAACAGTCAAGATTAAATCCGGCGCAGATGCACTGACCGCAGTGGCTAGTGTTCGCACATGGAGTATAGATATTACAAGAGAAACAGTTGAATCAACTGCAATGGGCGTGGGTTCCAGAACATATCTGAAAGGCCTAGAGTCTTACAGTGGTTCAATGGACATTGTCTATGATGATGCAGAAGACGCAATTGTGAAAGCAGCTTTAAGTCCGATTACAGATGATACCGTAAGTGTAGAACTGTATCCAGACTTAGACGTTGTAGCAACTAAATTTGCTGGTGATATCATTGTAACAAGTTACAGTATTACAACATCGTATGATGGTCTAGTTGAAGCAAGTATCAGTTTCCAAGGAACTGGCGACTTGACAACAGAAACTATCTAAGGAAATTCGATGGGTGTGACGATAAAAGGATTTGATTCTATTTCTAAAGAACTAAAAAAAATAGTTCAAAAAGAAATGCTTATGTTGCAAGATACATATCAAGAAGAAGTAAAGCCTCGCACACCCATCGATACCGGACAAGCTAGAAGGGGTTGGCAGAAAAGACAACCTTCGCTCAAGGTTAGAGAAGTTAGAAACCAAGTTGACTATATCACTAGACTTGAAAAAGGTTACTCTAAGCAAGCCCCTCAAGGCTTTGTCAATCAAGCAGTAAAAGCAACACTTGCAAAAAGGAAAGTAAAATGACAGACAAAAAACCCTCAAACGTGCTAAACAGCGCAACAACACACTTTAAGAAACAAATCTCAGGAGAAATGAATTCTTTTGAAGTTCCTGAATGGGACACAACAGTTTACTTTAGATCTGTCCAAAGTCTAAAAAATGAAACAGAAGTTGTAGAACTTACTAGACAAGGTAAATCTACTGAAGCACTTGTTGTGAGTATCATTAACAAAGCACGCCATGCAGATGGTAGTGTAATGTTTAATAAGCATGACAAAGCAACATTTATGAACGAAGTAGATCCAGCAGTTATTCTAACAGTGGCTGGCAAATTAAATGCCGTAGAACTTCCAACAATGGAGGAAGCCTCAAAAAACTAACTGAAGACTCAGAATTCCGATTTTTAATGTTCCTAGGAAAGGAACTGGGTCTTAGTTTAGAAAAGGTATTTGAACTAAGTTTATTGGAACTTAGGTTATGGGGAGCATACTATAGCCTAGAACACAAAGACAAAGAGAGGTCAATGAAAGATGGCAAACGCAGACATAATCGTTAAGATAATAGACCAGACAGGTGCTGGGGCTAGCAGTGTCCAAAGGAACTTAAACGGAATTGATAGTTCTGGCAAGACAGTTAATTCGAGAATGGCTACGTTTGCTACCCGACTCGCCGGAGTAGCAACTGCTATTGCCGCGGCAGCTACCGGGGGTGCAATATTTCTTGACACTATACAAACTTTAGAAAATAGACTTAAATTAGTAACAACTAGTCAGCAAGATCTCAACAATGTGTTTGAGGCTCTTGCTGGCGTTGCAGAACGTTCTAGAGCACCACTAGGTGAAACTGTAGAACTTTACGCAAGAATTGCTTTGGCAGCAGAAACAGTTGGACTTAATCAAGCAGAAGCATTGCAAGTAACAGAGAACTTCAACAAAGTTCTAGCAATTAGTGGATCAACCGGTCAAGAGGCAGCAAGTGCAATCTTGCAGTTCTCGCAAGCACTTGCATCAGGAACACTAAGAGGCGACGAATTCCGCAGTATCACTGAAGCCGCACCAAAGTTACTACAAATTCTTGAAAAACAACTTGGGGTAACTAGAGGCGAATTGCGTGACTACGCAAGCAAGGGATTGCTTAATGCAGAACTAGTATCTAGAGCACTAATTGAAGCAACAGCGGATCTTGATACACAGTTTGGAAAAACTGAAACTACAATTAGCCAAGCCGGAACTGCTATAGGTAACAGTTTCTTATTGGTAGTTAGAGAGTTTGATCAAGTAACCGG